ATAAATCCGCCCAGGCTTCGGTTGATACCCCCGCCAAAGAGCATTCCATTTGCCTCTATGCACTCCGACAGAAAGGAATCCAAGATTTGGTCGCGCTCATCGTCGCTAAGTTCACGCGCCACCTCCGCGGACAACTCAAATCCAAGTTCCTTGAACTCTCCTAAGTGCAGTTTCTTCCGCTGCCGCATATTGTGGCGTTTGCTCATGCCGTTGCCCTCTTGGTTGAACTGCGCAGCGGAAAGCACCTCCGCGGCGACGACTAGCTTTTCAATCAAGAATTTTCCCACATTTGCGGTTGCGAGCCGCAAGCGCGCCATCCTCCTTAACCGATTTGCCAGCGGCACCGATAGGGGCGCACACTTGAGACTTTCAGGCACCTGTGAGGCTAACTTGTCTACCGAAGATTACGCGAGATCCATTTCCCACGCATTGGCATCGGTTACTTTGCCTCCCAACGTATCCCCCGCTGAACGCGCGTTTGATGTGCTAGTTGATGAGGTCAAACAGTTCGAGACCGCGCTCACGGAAGGCGAAGCTGTCGGAGCTATGTTGGCGTCGTTTGGGCTGGCTATCAAATTGCAGATTTCGAGTATTTCTAGGGCAGGGCAGTTCTTTTGTTTCGATGGCTTGACTGAGCAAGGTGACGAAGCTCGCTTGGTGCAGCACTTCACGCAAACATCGATCCTGTTGGTGAAACTGAAAAGTGAATTGCCGCGGCGCCCGATTGGCTTCGTCGCCGACTGAGGCCGTCCCGACAGCGTACGTCCACGCAGCTAAAGCGCCGCCGGGCAAATCGGAAAAGGCGCCGAAGCGCCTTCCTCGTGCTGCCCCCTACCGCAGTTGTGATCCGGGATCCGGGCAGCATGCGACGTCTTGTATCGTCGCGAGGAACTACCCGGGTGTCGCTATTTCAATATCTATCGGTCGGACTTTCCGTCGAGTTTTTCCGACGCGCAGGGACAGTTCAGCCTCAAAATCGTCGCCTCAAGCGCGGCAATGTCGGCGCCTAAAGTGTGTTGGCGCCCGCGGTGTCTCCAAGGCGCTGTCAGGAAGAACAGAGCCAGCGCTGCACCTGCGCAGCAAACAAAGAGAGCGCGGGTGCCTATCCTTTCGCCGAGCCCGAATTCCCAGATCATCTCAAGCGGCGTACCGGCAATAAAAAGCATGATGAGACCGGCCGCAAACGCAAGCCAGTCATTCCTTTTGTCTACGCGCTTTCGGAGGCGAAGTTCGACCTCTTTAGCTCGAAGATGAAGGCACTCATTATTGTTGGGGTTTTGCGGATCGTTGTACCGGTGAAAGTCGTTGAATACGTCCATTTGTGGCCAAAGCGTGTGATGACACCGATTTAGCGGCATCCCAACGAAAATCTTGAGCGCGAAACGGAAAAGGCGCCGAAGCGCCTTCCTCGTGCTGCCCCCTGCCGCACGTCGCACCCGAGACCGGGAAGGAAGCAACGGCTTCCAAGAGCATGAGCATGCTGCCGGTGATTTACTGAGCCTTGCGCCTCCGCCGGCCGGGCGCCCATTACCCCAATTTGGGGGAATGCTTCGAAATCAATGGATTAGCAATCGCTAGAGTTCTGTCGCCCGTCGCGGTGATGGCCGGGCCGCTCTCGAAGAGCCTGCCATCCCGCTCACACTTCGTCGACAGAATGCTGGTGTTTCTGCCCACCTCCAGCTGGGGATTTCGGTTTAGGACTCGGCGCCCTCCTGCAGCTCTTCGCCTTGCGGCTCGCCGAGCCGAGAAACCTGTATATGGACGTATTTGACGAGCACTTCGGTGACCCGGTCCGCGGCGTCGATGCCGAGATCCGCTGCGATCAGCGCCCCGAAATTGGAAGGCCATGCGAGCCACGTGTCTCGGGCTCGACGCCCCTCGTCAAATAGAACGCTTCTGGCCAAGTCCAACTCGATCAGCGCGCCCGACTTCTTTTCGTACTCGAGGCGGTTAAGCAGCGCGAGGTAGACCTCCTTGATGCGACGCGCTTCGTCGAAGCTCGTACCGTCGACGTCGATAACCCCAGCGAGCCGCTCGGCGGCCTGGTCAATCGTTTCTCCAGGAAGCACCGTAATCTCGTCTTCGATCGCGTCCGACGCCGGCTGCTCGGTCGTTTCGCGCTCGGGTTTGTTACCCTGGCCGTTACCTGAATCGGCCTGGGTAACACCGGGGGTAACACCCAAGGTAACGCTCGTTGCACCACCTTTACGGTGTCGCTCAAGTAGCGCGATCGAGGCGTCGACGTCGACCTGATCTCCTTGCATGACAAGGCGTTTGGCCTTTTTCCACGTGCTGACAGTCTTGGGCGTCGTGCCCATTTTTCTTGCAAATTCCGCCTGCGTCATCAAGTTCATAGTTTTCCCCTATGGGCCGTTTTTCGTTACCTTGTTACCCAAATTTCAAAATTTCATCGCTGCCGACGGATCAAGGCGCGCAATGCCCCTTGACCCTCCGGGCCCTAGGAGGGACCCGCCACCCCCGGGCCACTCAGACCGACCTTCCTGAGGGGCGATTTCGCCGCGCGACGCGACTTTTTTCGGGCTTCGCGCGCCGTTGCGTACGGACAAGCCTTGTTTGTCATGCACCTCTTATTCCGTGAGGGTTTCAGTTGCATCGTTCGCCACTTCTTCGCCACCTTGTTTCTGTTGCGTCTCGAATCCTGCCAACTGTGCAATCGTTGCCTGAGCATCAACGGCAGCGGACAGATTGACTTCGAGGTAACGCATCGTAGTCAGTGGTGACTTATGACGAAGGAGGCGCTGAACCGTCTGCACCGGCAGTCCGCGTTCAGATAACAAGGTTGCGAATGTGCCCCGTAACCGGTGAGGCGTCAGGCCGTCAATCTGGCAGGCCGCATTAGCGGCTTGCATCGCTCGTCTCACGAATCCGGGTCCGAAGGCATTGCCGTTGCTGTTGCGGACGATCAGACCGACCGCCTGACGGGTCGCGGACAGATAGTTGAACAGCCACAGAGGAATGGGCACGGGATCGGCCTCTCGCCCCTTAGTAAGGCCGGGACAGTATGTGCGTCGATCCCAGTCAACCCATTCCCAGCGGGAGGTAATGACTTCAGACTCGCGTAGGCCAAGCCCAAACATCAGGCGCACCGCAAGCGACAACTCGGGCCGGTCACGTGCATAGTCGTCGATCGCCGCCAGCCACTGGCCTGCGCGTGATACTGGCAACGTCGCTCGTGGTTTCTTTTGAACCTTGAGCAGCTTTACCTGCCATGGGACTGCAGGAATGACTTGTCGCCGCACCGCCCATTTACATAGGACTTTCAGCACGACAAGCCAGTCATTGCATGTTATCGGCGCGTGCTCGCGACGATGCTCGAGCAGCGCCGCTTCCACGAGTGGCGTCGTGAGCTCGTCAATCATCACGTCGCCGATCTCGTAGAGATGCAACCGCCCGAATGTCTCAACCAAGCGGATGTAGTGCGCGCTCACGATCGATTCATGCGCCGCGAGCCACAGGGCAACAAGCGCGCGCAATGTAGGTACAGGCTCGGCGCCGCGTGCCCACATCTTCGCGTGGCGGTAGGCACGATCCGCGATCGCTTCGGCAACGTGCTTTACTGTTTCCTTCGTCGACCGTTGCACTCGCACACCGTTGATCTGAAAGCGGTAGTGCCATACGTTGCCTACCCGGAAGAGATGCGCACTCATGATCTGGCGCTGTCGTAACCGTAAGGCGCGCTCGAGTTCGCGGTGACAACATCCGGCGCACTCGGCTGCAGAAGAATCGGCTCGGGGCTAAACGCCTGAGGTTGCATCAGCACGATGTCGGTCGAAGTGCCACGTTCATCGAGGCGATACGTGACCTCGCTGATGAGCCAAAACGCCGGATCGGAGGGCAATTTCCACGACGGCAGCGACACGGGTGCCAGTGTGTTGGGCGTCCACAGTGTTCCCGCGGCATCGCGCCAGCTATCGGTCGTGAGACTCACAACGCGAGAGCGGCCGGCCCGCCGGTTCATCTCCCACGTTGCACGTTTGATCGCGACGTCATTACCGAGACCGCCCCCTTCGGAGATGATCGTGCGCGCCCGGTTGCGAGTGCAGTTAGGGTCTTCGACGATCGCGAGCAGGTTGCCGCCGTTGCCCAGATCGCCCAACTGAGACATCGACTGGATAAAAGCCTCGTAGACCGAATATCGCTGGTCCATTGAAAATTCAACGTCGGCCCTTTGCACGTTCTGGCCTTCTATGAAACCACTCGCGGCCTCCGTTGTGCCAACCTGCGACAGGTAGAGACTTCCGTCCGGCAGGTCATAGGCCAGAACCTGGCTATAGCGCGCGACGCGCTCAATGATTTCCCACCCCGTTTCGCCGATCATGAAGTTGAATTGCGGAATTACGGGAAGATTGGCGACGGCCGACGAGACCTTGATCCCATATACCGCAGCCAGTTTCTGCGCGATGCCGAGTATTGAGCTTCCGCTGATCTGTCCGTTCGGCCATTCAGCCGCACAATCAACAAGGTCGGCACACATGCCTCGCCCGATGAGGCGAATCGAGTGATGCTCCGCATCGATGCTATAGATGACTCTGTCGACATAACCGGTGATGACCGTGTCGTTCCCAATCTTGACGATGCAGGTGTCGCCCGCCTGA